AACCTGAAGGCTTATGGCAGGGCATGGCTTAGAACATAAGGCGTGGATAGGGATACGCGCCCACTGCGCCCCCTGTGCCGTCATAATCTGAAACATCGGCACCCGCATCGGCTCTGCGCGAAAACCAAACACGGTACATTCGGTAAACTCGCCGTGACCGCTTTGTTGGTCGTACAAAAACTCGTTACGGACGTAGGCCGTGACATACGGCGTGTCTACCCAAAAACTCATGGTTCTTGCACCCACTGACTGTCCTTTGTACGCAATTCATGCACCTCGGCCTCTAGTTCCGCAATGCGTTTGAGGTAGTGATATATACGTTCGCGCATTTCTCGAATCTCTCTCTTGTATTCGGTCGAAGTGTGAGTCATACGATCCCATTCCTGTTCCCACTCATCGATCATACGATGCCCTCAGCACGTAGTTGTGCAATGGTTCTAACCATTCCCTCAAGGTGCGCTAAACGCACATAGTCGCGGTCAAGGTCAGTATGCGCCCTGCGGTCTATTGCGTCGTGGCAAGCAGAACACGCCCAAGCCCCCAAGGCATCATCAGCCTTCAATCCGATGCCGCTGATACCGGGCATCCGTATATGCGCCAGCACCACGGTTTCGCTGTTGTGGTTGCACACCCCCGGCAAGCGTACCGTGCAGCCTCGGCCCTTGGCTTGTTTGCGTAGGTTCACGCGAATAACTCGGCCTGTCCGCGCAACACATAACGGGCGTATTTCTTGCCGTTGCGGGTTTCGGTGACCGTTTCAATGTCCAGCCCCGCCTTTCGCAATTCAATGATGCGAGCGGCGAGCCTAAAGCATCCGTATCGGTCTAGGGCTTCAAGGGGGGTAATGGGCGCACCTGTCAGCAAGTGCGCTCTAATCGCGTCAGTTTGCGTCATAGATAGGCTCCGGTATGACGATGATAGGCTCCGGTATGACGATGATAGGCTCCGGTATGACAATGCCCATTTGGGCGCACCGTGTTTCAAGAAACAATAGATAGTCACTAAATTCTTGCTTGGTCAATTTGCTGGAACGCTTGAGGGGCCGCATACGCTTACGCCCAAACCCTTCCAGCGTCTCCCAGCCAAAACATTCCCCAAGGAAATATTCGTGCAAGTCGTCCCGCGTCCAACCGTGCAATGCCTCCCCGCCGCCCTCTAGGATCGCGGGGTAACACACGCCCCACAAAAACGAGTTCTGCTGATTCGTGCGCGGCTTTTTCCACTCCGATACCTCGACGCACCACGCTCGGTCAGGCGATAGCCCTTGCACCATACGTGCAGCAGCCACGGCCAACTGTTCTGGCGTCGTGCCTGCGGGGAATATGCGTTTCACCGGCTGGCCTCCAGCCAATCACGGGCGTATTCCACTTCCATGTAGTCACGGAACCACGGGCCACCGCGAGTGAAATGGACAGCGATAGGGTTGGGGCAATGGTCTTTGGTATGCCACCCCTCAAGGTAGTTCCACGCTATCGGCAGGGAGCCGATGGACTCGTCCTTTAGCCATTGGAAACGGTGCAGGAACATTCCACTCTCTCTGTTCACGACCTTGGGTGTCAACGCCTTGACCTCGGGGTGCGAACAGTTCATAAACATAAAACTAGACCAATTCTTTCGTGGATATTGATGTTGCGTTTGACCGTCCATCTTGACCTTTTCAAAAGGCCGGTAATCGTGCTGTACCACAAAGCACGCTTTTGCCCCGTCCATGTAGTCGGTGATCGCGGCGATGTCCCCCCGAAAAAGAAAATCGCAGTCGCAAAACAAGGCCCAGCCGCCGTAACCGGCGAGGTGTGGGGTCAAAAAGCGCGTAAACGAAAACTCCGTAGACGACAGCGGATCATGCTCACGCCAGTAAAGTCCTTGCTCACGAAGTTCTGACTGTTTGATGGGCTGTATATCCACCGGGATGCTGGCGTGCTTCAAGATGCTTTTGCGGCATACCTGATACGCAATGTCCTCGCGGCTATCCCAGCCGACAAACACGCGCAGGTCAGAACGGGATGGCGTCGTCATGCCAATTGTCCTCGGTCATTTCCGTCTTGGCGGGCTGGCGAGTCACCTTGCCCTCGCTTTTCGCTTGGAATGACAGGCTCATGTATTTGTCGCCTGATTTTTTGCTGGCCTTGATCCAGCCCGACACGTTGTAATCGACGTTGTTGATGACGCACGTACCCCGGTAATCGGGCCTGCTGGCGTTCTCGCCCTTGTCGTTGCGAAACAGCACGCCTTTCATGTTCGGATCGTAATTCACAGTTTCAACTCCTGTAGTTTCGTTACTTTGTCGTCTAACTCTGCAAGGAACTTACGCACCTCGGTTTCCAACTCTGCAATGCGCTTGTCGTCACGCGGCACCCGCACGATGAGCAATTGCAAATGCCCAGGCAGGCGAGGGTCGTAAGATACGAAGTCGCACCACGGACGCCGGGTACACGCCATCTGCCACTGCATCTGGGTTATGTACTTGGCCGGCGGCTTGCCCGACAGAACGTACTCAAGGTGGGTGGCCGTGTTGGCACACTTGAATTCCACGCAGCCATCGCCCACCAAACCGTCTGGGGACGCGCCAGAGCCTGTAATGGCGGGGTGGTCAATAAACCCCACCTCCTCCACTAACTCGCCTGTACGGGCACTATAGGCAGCCCTAGCGTTAGGCTCCTGCTCGGTACCCCACTCCATCGCGGCGTTGCTAAACGAAGACGCTTTCTGCCCCGTCAGCCGTTCCACGATGAGGTCGGCCATGTAGTTCTCACGGCTTGCCGAGTACCCGTTTTTGGTTTTGGCTACAACGTCAGCCACGCGGGATGCCGTCACCTTGCCCAGCCGAGCAGCAAACCATTCGTCGGTGCGCTGTTCCATTACGCAACCCTTAACAATTCAACGCATTTTTTGCCACGGTTTATCGCGGTCATTGAAGAACCGTTGCCCCACAATTTGCTGCAATAAGAGGCAATACCGCTCCGCAAAGGCTCGGGGTCAAATTTGTCGAAAGGAATTTCAACCATTTGCCCGACCTGCAAATCTGCAACGTATGGCTTGTAGTACCGGCATACGCTCCCCACTGGGTACTTGAAATTACGGGCTCTCTGTTTTGTTTGTTCTAATTGCAAATCGCCTTGCGTAATCGTTGCGCCATCGGGCAACACAATTACAAACTTGACGGCGGGCATGGCTTGCAAAATTACAATTGCTTTGTTGAATAAAGCGTTCATGTCAACTCCTTCTTGCGGTTCGTGAAAGCGTCCATGTGCAACTGGCGGGCATCCATCGGCAACGACTTAAACAACGCCGTGAGAGCCTCTGCGGAGTCGCAAGCGGCAATTTGGTCAAGCACCTTGGGGTCGGGCTTAATTCCACGCGCTTGTGCGGCCTCGGCGTCGTCGTCGGTCTGGTACACCCCAACGATGGCCGCCAACGCATACCGGCGTGCGTAGGTAATGCCCGAGCCTTGCGCCTGCGGGCTGGCATCCTTGGTCAGTACCGGCATTTCGCCGCTAATCCATTCGCCACTGCTATGCAGCAAGGTCGTGACCAACATCAGCCCGTCAGTCGTGTAGCGGCTGGTTTGCGTAACCGCCAAGCCGTTGTCGGTAAGCGGCTTGCGGCAGGCTTGCCAGACTGACTCAAGGTCAGCGTATTTGGACTTGAAAAAAGGGTTGGCTGCGTCCTTCACTGCACCACTGATTTGGCTTTGCGCCTTTGCCAGCGCGGCGGCCAGTGCGCCGATAGTTTCACTCTGCATGATCGTTCCTCAGTTGGTTGATTGCGTTGTTGCAAGCGTCAATGCGTTCTTGTTCCTCGCGTTCCTGCATTTCAAGGTCGAGTTGATGCCACCAAGAGGCGTCATCGTTACCCCACGGCAGTTCATCGAACATTGGACACCTCCGCGTCACAACTGTGGCCGTCACAAGGTTCTACAATGCACGCGATGCCGTATAGGATGATGAGCAAGACGGCGGCAGGCCAGAGTGATTGCTGCTTATTCATACATCGCTTCCTCGGCAGCGGCGCATTGTTTGGCGAAGTCAAGTTCGCAACGGCGCAGAATTTCTTC